GGAACTCTTGATATACGGGTGCATGTCCTTGTATCCACGTTTTAACACTCTGCGGAGATTGCCGAAATAGTTAATCTGGTACTTTCCGTCATATCCTGGAATGTCGTACCATTCAGTGAGGCTAATCTGCTTAATTCTCATGAGCTGCACCTCCCAGCATTGCAAGTTCCAGCGCGTCCATGTTGTAATCACGACCAGTAAAATTATTAAATTTTGTTCCTTGCGCGGGTTTCGCGGTCAATTCCAGCTGATTCCCTCTCGCCCAGTTTCTCACTGCGGCACGCCAGTCTTTCATTTTGTTCTTGCCAACCATCCAGTTCTTAGACTGGTAAAAGTCAACAAATCGCTCACAATCAATGCGATATTCTTTTTCCCTGCAGTAATTTTCAACCTCTGTTACTGTGGGTGGTTTAAAGCGGGACGCTTTTTCTTTAGACACGTTAGTGTCTTTCTTTTTAATATCATTATCATTTACATTTACATATACATTAGGTTGTGAGTTGGTTACATCTTGGTTATTGTTTGGTTTTTTCTTGGTTACATCTTGGTTATTGCTTGGTTCCTGTTTGGTTATTGGTCTACCACCTTTTTTCCCGTTCTCGTAACGCTTATTATTCGCATCAATCTGAGGTTTCACCAAGCAAAATACTGTATACTCAATCCCTCCTGTAGCTGGTTCAGTACCGTCTAATGCGTAACCTATGATGGCTTGCATAACCTTCTTATACTCTTCGGGCGGAAGTCCTGCGATAGCATCTGCAAATGATCGGTAAAATACAAAGCTGTCTCTCATTACTTTTCACCTCTTCTAATTATCATACAATGCCCTTCCATACATTTTCATCCAATCATCTAGCGGCATTGTAACAAGCCACTCTTTTCTATTTCTTCGATGCATAACAACTGGATTTTCGCCATCTCTAGCATCATTCTTCGATTGCTCGATAGCATCATAGATATTAAGCCTTTCCACCCTCTTACATTCGATATGGACTCCTGGAAGGCCTACAACATCAGCATCTCCGTTTGATCCGCAATATTGTTGCCCCCTCCGGCTGTCATACCCATACTCTCTTAATATTGTGGCAAGCTCGCGCTCACCATTCTTTCCCTTATTGTTAGAATTCATTTTGATACCTCTGAGCATCTGCTCCAACTATCGTAAGTCTGCTTCATGCATAATCGTTTAAGCTGTATCGCTCTCGCCCTATGTAAGTCTTTGGCTATATATTCGTGAAACGCTGCTTCATCTACCGGATCACTCGGTATCGGTCGAAATACGCCTTTCCCGACATTGATAATGCAATCACCGTTACAATTCGCTTTTTCTATCATATTACGAAATATTCTATCGACACTCGGATCCGCTGGACGCTGTATTGCATTTCTGTGTCCGTCGCATATCCGATGAAAATAATCTTCTGCTTTTTCTCTCGATGTCATATTTTCTCCTTTCTGCCGGAGTGCGGCATCTCCGGCATCGTGACACAATATTTGCAAAACCGAACATTTTATCTTCAGTTACGTTTGCCGCATGAAACTATGTGAATGAGTTACAATCTGTTCTTTCCAAAAATCCGAATGAACTCTTCTCTGGTCCCGTAATGCTCCTCAAAATATTGCTGAGCCATCTGCTTAAGCTTAAGATCCAATCCTTGATTGGGATTCCCGTGAACACTGTCTGCTTCGTTCTCGTGCAAATAGCATGCTATGGGAATTACGAAACCATATTCTTCGGATTTCGATCTGTATGGTCCATAGAAAATGTGGTGTCTATGGCAATATGGCGTTCCGGTAAAGTAACAATGTTCCATATCATCTGTGAACACGCTCCATAATCGTTTAGACATCTACACCATACCTCTCTTTCAAGAGTCTCTTTTCTTCCGGTGTTGCTATTTCCCTGTCCGGAATACCTGCTTCCTTACACATGGTAATCATTCCATCTATCAACCTTGCCATTTCCTCTGTGTTGTACGTATGGCTGCCGCGAAGTAATCTGTACGTTCGATACATCACATTGTCATTGCCCTCCCGCACTTGCGATGTAGGCTGTAAATGATAATTCACGGCATATCTAACTTGATTTTCTGCATCTTCTGTGTCAGGAATCGTTGTAAACACTGACTTTCCATCAATGATCCAAGGTTGTCCATATCTGATTAATGCTATGTTATGCACCTCCGGATTTGCCATATCAAGAACCTTTCCCAACTTCGATACGAGCACCCAGTAATATGCATTTGCGTCCAAGCTTCTCTTCTTACGATATTTCTTTATCTGAATGGTCAATTTTTCGCAACCCTTTAGATCTTGGAATGCTTCTCTTGCGTCTTCATTCAGTTCAAAGGACGCTGTCTGCTTGCCAGTAGCATAATTCATGGACAACCCTTGAAATATTCCTGTGAAATCCATTACTGTTCACCCATTTTATTCATGAGAATCATAAAATGCTTTACTGTAAGTTCTCTTAAATCCTTCACTTTAAAAAAGTTGCATACATTTTCAACAGTCTGATTGTGATTTGGAATGCATTTCATTAATGTGTTATACTGTGCGTCCGAAATCAAACTCATTCCCTCTTGCTGTTTAATAGCATTTAAAACCTCATCTGCGCTGGCAACACTTGTATCAATTCCGATTCCGCACATTCCAAGCGCTCTTCCTACAGCTGATGTCTCGCAATTTTCAATATAAGAAGTCTTGTTTATGAATGAGGAATCCTCTTTTTCATAGGCATGTCCCACTCCTAGCACTGAACCAAAATCATCTTTCACAACTGCAGACATCACACAGATGCCTTTCTCTAAGCTTTCAATATTTGTCTCGATGCTTCCGTTCGGATATAACATTCGAAATACACGAATTCTTTGATTTACTTCCGCATATTCTTTTCCTTTAACTTCTATTTTTGTGATTGTTTGGTTCGCAATCATTAACGATTCGTATGTCATCTACACCGCCTCCTTCAACACAAGTTGCCCGTCTGGTTGTCTGATCAGAAGCGATCTGATAAGCTCTTCTCTCTTTTTCTTCTTGTCCTGGCAATCACATTTCTCTTCCGGATCCAAATTACAACCACAGAACGGACATTCCTTGTAATACATTAATACTCACCTATCTCTTTCACATAAGTTACACACCCGCGTTCTTCACGAAGTTTCATTGCGAGATTGTTTACTCTATTTTTTTCTGCGCATGTGGTAAAACGATATGTTCCATATTTGTATTCTTCTGCTCCAAACACCATCCATATTTCTGCCATTACACAACCCTCCTGTAATTAGCATTGAGGCAATCCTCACATAAACGTTCTCCATCTATCGTATAGATATAATCTCCTTCATACACCTCACACCCGCAGCAATCACAATATGTTGCAGGTTCCTGTTCCGGAGGCGCTGTTTTCCATTCGTCATATCCTGGTATATGTTCCATTTGACTAATTTCCTCCTGTTTTGTATAATATAATTGACTAATTTTCAGAGTGCTTCTCGCCTTGCCGGGCTTATGAGAGCACTCATTTTTATTTTGCCAAGTCAAACAACTGCTTGATTTGCCCGACTGTCAGTACGGTATCCGATTGCAGTCCGCACAGAGTATCAACAACCT